TGATATGACCTAAATTTATTCAACATTCCCGTTCCATAATAATAATTTTCATCAAAAACTTTCTCAGCCGAATGGAAATACACATTTTTTGTATAATTCCGATTTCCGTATGTCATGATTAAATTCTCATTAACCTTAGCACGCACCCAAACAACATAATGAACTCCCCAAAGTGTTTCTACACCATCTACCCAGTAATACAAAGGTTCTTGTGTAGTTGCTGAATAAAATCTCACACTATCATAATTTGATATGTAAACCCCTGAATGATATATGTTTGAATGTGCTATATCTAATTTCACAGGAAGATATGATGTCGTTATTCCTTCAGGATATGTTATGTTTATTGCTCTCTGAAACACATTCATATCATTATAATAATCACTCATCAAAGAAATTAAATCTACAGCAAATGAAGTTAACACAACATCTATAACCTTTCTATACAACATCACGCTCTTATCTGATAAATCACTTACAGAAGCAATCTCAATTAAATCCCATCTGAAATCATTATTGAAAAAATCTTTTATTCCATGAACCAAACTCTCTAAAGCATTTCTCACAGCATCAAATAAATTATAGAATTGAGTTCGGGTTTCTTGCATATCCCCTGGAGAAACCATCCTCACATCTACAGAAACACGCTCTGTTATCTTTTTATTCTTTCCACCAAGCGTTATTATCTTCTCTGTAGAATCATGCTTATACACAAGAATAGAAGCTTCTCCTTGCCCTAAATCTACTCTCTTCTGTTCATAAATCAACTCTACATTAACAGGAGGATATAGATTAAGTGCTTTAAGATACTCCTTAATAGTCAATGCTCCATCGTATGTTTGTGTTTGCAACATTCTATCAACCCTCCTTTATTTTCACTCACTTACTTACTCAGTAGTGAGGGTTTTTAGAACTTCGTCACACCGATTACTCTAAATTCTCTATATCTTTCTACTATCTTTTCATATTCTTCTATCCAATGCTCTAACTTATCTTTATACTGTAAATTCGAAGTGCCTTCTGGAAGAAGAACACTCCTATCTTCTCCACTAAGCACTAATGAAGCAACCTTATATATACACGCCTGTTTTATATCTTCAGGTATTGGAACTATTCCATAATGATACAAAACTCTAACTGCAAAAGGTCTTCTCAACCATACAAAATTCCTTAAAAATAATATCCCTAATTGATAATTTACCCACCAATCCCCATTTCTCCCTTCTGTCCTATTATTCAACCAATCCTCATAATCAGAACCATTATATACCTCTATTGCATCCCCACCATCACCTGAAAGGAATACTATAGGGCGTCTATATAAATAAATAGGAACACCTGTTAACCAATAATACGCAAATTCTATGTTGTGATATTCATAATCAGGTATCTGTGGTAAATCAATAGGTGTATCTGCAAATGCAGTCCCCGTTATTCGATTTATTTCAGCAGATACTCTGTTTATTAAATTCTGAATATGTGTAGAACTAGGTTTACTTGAAGAAGAAAAAGAAAAAGAAAGGAAATCTGAAACATCATCTACTGAACAATATCCCACCATTTTAATACCCAAATATCAGTATATCAAATGTTTCACTTGCTATAGATGTATTGTTAGTTACTTCTCCGAACACCCCTCCAGTCCCATTCCACTTATCAAACAAAAGGAGTTTCTTATTTGTTGCGTCAAACAAACTAAAGCAGTTCCCTAAAGAAGTTCCCAGAAGTATTGCACCCAGGGGAGTAGATATATTTATGTTTGTAAAATACGAAGAAAGGGATACCCCTCCTGTTGTATATACATCACCTGTTTCTCCCGTCAGTCTTATCACTGCCATTTTTAGTTTGTTCTGCGTATGCTTCAGCAAATCAGAACCTCTTGTTAGTTTAGTCATTGTTACCATTCACGCACACCTCCTATTTAGGTTGCTTTTATTATCTTCCCCTGTGCTTTACAGAAAGTAGATACATTGTTTGCCATCATCCAATACATACCCTTATCTGCATACTTCCCGATAGCAAACGGATTACCTGTAGATACACCTGCTTCATTATACTGAACAGGCTTAGCAACCCATACTCCTAGTCTTGGATACTCAAAGCCCTCAGGATTTGATGTATCAAGCAGGTATATGTTCTCAAGATAACCCCCGCTTCTCCCTGTTACATCCTTTGATACAATCACAGGTATTCCATAAAGCGTGGATATAGAGAACCCAGCATCATGTCCCTCAGGTGTGGCAATACCATTCACAGACATCTTTACTTTCTTCTCTCCCAGAACATTATACCTTACTTCCGAGGAATACATCTTCTGAACTTTTGCGTAGGCTTCATATCCCATAACCCACAGTGTAGGATTTGCACCGTTCTTTCTTACCTTCTTAATAAGGTCTATGATATCATCATCTATGAGTTCAGCTCCTGCCTTATCAATCACATTTGAGTTAAGCCATGTTGCTGTGCTTCTATCAAACCCATAAAGATACCTATGATTATTATCAGCCTCAACTGTATAATCTCCCACAATCAAATCAAGTGGATATGGTGAAATCGGCGAAGACACACTATTCCCTGAAATATTCGCCCAATCTGAAGCCTGCATACCGAGTATCTTATTTGTAACCTCAGCCTGCTCTATAGCATACTGCATCCTAAGATGAGCAAGCCCCGCTATAGCGTCATCATGTCCCTGTCTTGCGAGATACTCCAACTGTGCTGAAATCTCAAAAACAACAGAAACAATCTGTGGAGTAAGGCTTACCTGCTCCCAAGACATTGTTTTTGCATCAGGTATAGTCATTCCTGAATCAATTCCTACTATGGTGTTATAGAAATCTGAACGATTTGTCAGAGCCCTAAAACCAGAATGTATCCAAGCAACCTTAGGAAGTGCACCAAATATATTTACATCACGGTTAAACTGAGCCCATGCATTCGCACCATATATCCTATTCCACAAACCCGTTGTTCCTATCCCATGAATAGCGTCTGTCTTCATGAAATAAGTAGGGTCAAACCTATCTGAACTAAACGCATCTACCTGCACACCACCATAATAATACCTTTCCATATCAAATATCGTCTTAAGAATCGGTCCCTCACTCATTAGAAATCACCTCCCCTTACCTGCTGTGTATATTCCACTCTTGCCATCGTTATCAAATCATTTATAGAAGGATTTACCTCCCCCCTTGCTATCATCATTCCCAAATCTACTTTCCCCTTTCTCACATCAGCCGTCGGTCTTGGCGTCTGAACTACTTTATACCCTTCCTCCTTCTTCACCTGTTCTGCTATCATCTTCAGAACTTCCTCCCTCGTTATATCTTCTTTCTTAACACTCTCTTTCACTTCTTTCTCTGGTTCTTTATCCTTTTTATCTTCCTCTCCTTCTTCCTCTTCTATATCCTTATACTCAATCAAAGCCTGAATAAGTTTATCCATCTTCTGATTGAGTGCAGATATACTATCCACAAGTTTCTCCATATTTGTTGGCTCTACTTTCTCTTTCTTCTCATCTTCCTTTGGCTTCTCAGCCACATTCTCTTTTGGCTTCTCTTCTATTTTCTCATCCTTCCCTTCCATATTCTTCCTCTCCTCCACAACTTCTACTTCAACATCTTTTGCTTTCTTTTTCTCAACCTCCATAGACTTAGCAGTTGACAAAGAAACTATATTCGCTTCAGGGTTTGCAGGCTGAGAGGTTATAGATATTTCATAGAGTTCATCTATATCCAATTCCCTCCCTGATTTCCCCTCAATATCTTTCCTCTCAACCATCGCCCCTACTCTCTTCTTCCCACCTATTGATAATCCTTTTATCCTACCTTCTTTCATCCCTTTCCATATTTCATCATCCAATTGATAATGGTCAAAAATCTTCCCTGTTATCATCACACCAGGCTTTCCATCTTTCTCCTTAAACTCATAACTCAAAATCTTCCCAACAGGTCTGTTTGTATGACTATCAAGTATAGGTCCCCCTCTATCCATCAAAAGAGGCATCAATTTTTTTATGGTATCTACTGGTATAATCTCTCCTTGTTTATCTACAGTTTCTACAGTCGCCCACGCTTTAAACAACCGTTCTTTATCATTCTCTATCTCTATCATGTTTACAGAACCCCCATAGCAAGATAGAAAGCAACACTAACATCACAAGTCCCACTTGAAGAAGCACCTGTTATACAAATATATTTATATCTTCCATTCCAAATAACATACTGTTTTGACCCTGCCATTATTGTAATATCATCTCCTACCTGATACCAATCATTAGGAGAAGTAAGAGGATCTGAAGGATGCTCTTTATTCGATTGCCAAAGTTTTATAGTAACTGAACTTGAACCTGCATTATAAAAATTTATAGAACCATATACTCCATGAACTTCAGCAGGAGTCAAGACAATAGATGAAGAAGTAGTTAAAGAAACAGTCCCTTCCCCTACAAACTCCTTATGTGTAATAGTCTGAACTCTCTTCCATGTCCCCGTCAACGCTACCATTTATACCCATATCTTTTATTTATCTATCTTTTTATATAAACTTCTCTGAAAAACATATATATACTACTACAACGCCAAAAATTATTCATGATACTTATCTTTAGCGTATATTATCATTTTCGCTAATGCAATAAGAATATAGGGTTGAGGCAAAACACCCTTTTTTTCTATAGACTTTTTTATTTTTATTGTGGCTTCTCTAAGTTTTTTCTTACCCCGTATCCTGAACTTCCTCTTCGCCCATTCTTCTATTGCTTTGTAAGGAACATAATGAGGTCCTGAACCAAATTCTACTGCCCCTGAATATTTTGCTCCGTATATTACTTCCTGCTCACAACCGTTCTCTATAGGCTTTATTTCAGGGTTTTTCTTTATCATTTGTGCTAATTTACCTGTGTTAGCAATAGGGTATTTGTGATTGTAATATTTGAGTGTAGCAATATTTTCTCTTGAATAAAGAACTATCTTATCACATAAATCATTAGAAATCCCTTTGAACGCTCTATCCAATCCTTTTATTTCTACTTCATAGCAAATAATCATACTCATATTTTTACTCCCTCAAAAGGATTTTTCTCTCCTATATCTATCCTATATTGCTTCTTAGGAAGAATTATTTCTTCTGCTCTCTTATAAACTTCTTTCCTTACCTCTTCTAATCCATCCCCCACACCACAGACAGAACAAACATATCCTAATACACCCCCTGTTATCCATTCCTCATCTTTATATTCCAAATCATGAGGATAGAACCCCTCTTTAGGTGTTTTCAATAAAGGTAAGCCTTTTCCAACAGACAAATATAAATCAGGTGAACTATTAGGGTATGGAGGCACTGTAATAAGAACACCCATAGCCCACAATTCTTTTATATTCATTTTGTCATACTTCATCCAATCTAACGCTTTATACCCGTTTTTCTTAAAAACTTCTATTTCTATAGACTGTGAATTATAACCAAATCTCGGCGTGAACTCTAAAAACCAGTAATTCCCCTTACTATCCAAGATACCATTCACATTAAAGACACCTACATACTTCGCTTTCTTTAAATCATCTTCTAATTTATAAAGTGTTTTCTTAAAAAATTTAGTTGGCTTAGGTATCCAATATTGAACTTCACCTTCCTGTCCTGTATTAACAGACAAATCCCCAGCCAACCATCGTTTATACTCTCTATCTATGTAATATGGCATAATGAAACATTCACCATTGAAGAAACCTGTTATCCCTAACTCTATTCCTTCTATATATTCCTGAAGCACAAAATCTACTTTTCCATATTCAGGTTTCCAATGATTTGAATAAAAATCAAACATTTTTAGCAAATCTTTATTATCATCCATCTCTGAAATATACAGTAAATCCTTTATATTCCCAGCCACACCATTAAATTTAATTACCCATCTCTTACCTGCTCCTTCTTTACTATCCAGAAACTCCTTCCCTTCTTCAAAAGAACTAAAACTCTTAACTTCTGGAATAGATACATCCATCTTCTTTGCTATTTCAGTTCCAAATTCCCTGTCTGTTTCTAATTTATCACAGAAAGATGATGCCCCCACTACCCAATACCCTTCTTCTTTTAATTCATCTGCTCTTGTTCCAAAACCCGTATCTTCAAAGATTATACAATCCACATCATCTTTTATTTCTTCCCAGTCTTCAATTATGTTTACATATCCTTTAAGAATATCGCTTGCTTCTTCCTTCTGCTTATAAAAATAAACATCGTTCCCTTCATTCTTTAAAGCATATGCCAACGCACTTGATAACCCATCCTTACCTACTATTATATACTTCATTTTTCTACACCCCACCTTCTTTGACTTATCTTCTTTATATTATACCGCTTTCCTTTTCTCGACAACCATATTCCTACTTTTTTCTTGTATTCTACACCAATTCCCAATACCCTCAAGATACAATTTAAAGTAGCCCCCTGTGGTTTATTCTTAAGATACCCTGATAAAAACTGAAGTTCTTCTTCTCTAAATATTATGCTCGTGTTAACGCCCTCCTGCAATTCGGATGTGGACACCATTCTCTATATTTCAGATTCGGAAAGTATTTCTTACTCGTCTCTTCTACTATCTTTCGCATCTCTTTAAGTGGAACTCCATCTCCTACTCTCGCTTCTATCTCTTTACAACATTCTGTAGTCCTATCATCGTTCACCCCCACCCATTTATAAAGAAACTTATCTTCTTCCGGGTCATCTATCTTATAGATTGCTTCATCCATCGCATTTAACAATGCCGTTCCTTCTGTCCTTGCAATAGTCTCCGCTTGAAAATCAGATATATCAGGAACTATTTCTTTTATCTTCTCTTTAAGTGTGTAAGCATCCATTCCCGTTTTTATAGCATCAAGAACCGTTTTCTGTATTTGTTTCGACTTATGCCAATCTATTCCTTCAAACCGATGTTTCCAGATTCTTTCTTTCATTCTTTTTAGAATCTCAGGCGTAGTATATACAAAAGGATATTTTTGCTTTCTCACTTCATAAACATCCGCTATACTTTTATTAAACATCTCTTCTTCTTCTTTCTCTAAAAACTCACCATCACCCAAAGACCGCCGAACATCTATCGGAGCACCTGAGAACACACCATATCCATGAAGATGTGCAGGCTCACCCACAAACCTCTGTATCCCTATTTTAGGATCGTAAACTCCTGCTGGAAATCCCAACCCCGAAGGTATCACTTTCTCTTCTTTGCTTTCTTTTTTGTTTTGTGTAACCTTTATATCTCCGTTCTCCGCTAACTCAACATCAAATCCCAACTGCATATACATTAATGCGTTTTTAAGTTTTAAAGCCTCTATTTCATATTTGACCATCTCATCCCTAAACTCAACAGGATTTAACTTAAGACTCCAATCCTTTATACCCAGATTCTGACAAATAAACGGGAATATCTTTGAATTGTATATCTGCTGTCCCATCTGTATCGCTCTTGTCGTCACCACAACCTGAAGCCCTTCATTATTCATTCCCCCTTTTTGTGTCTCACCTACAAAAAGAGGCATAACCCCATACACAGCACCTATAGTCCTTCTGAACTCATCCCTCGCTTGTATGAACTCCATGTCTTTCAGATTATGCATGAAATCTATGAACTCCGCTATCTTTTTCCCTGAAGGATTGTCTATCGCTAATGGCGGGATAATATGCGGATTGTTAAAAAACATATCTAACATCTTTTGCCACGCTTTCTCAAAACTATCCGGGTTCGCTGTGTTCACAAACAGAAGCCCTTTTGGTGGTCTCCCTCTCATGTAATAATCTTTTATGAAAGCATCCTGATACAAAAGTGATACTACTTTCATCCAACACGCATTTATAGGCGAAAAACCATATGTTAATGAAGGTCTGTATTTAGATACGTGACAGACCTCATCCCCTGAATAATATATCTTATTTAACCTCGCATCGCTCGAAGAAAAATACGCAGACTTTAAGACACCCCCACATATAGGACATGTATCCCTGTCTTTTTGTAATTGCCCCCTGTGCTGAACACAAAACTTTAAAGACTTACCCTCATCATCTTTCCCCGGCTCCCCCGCATTGTTCGCTATTATCTTCATTATCTCCGGCGATATTCGCACCCATTCATCTACTTTCTCACTGATAATCTCCCCTTCATCAGAAACCTTATATACCTTCTTACAAAAAAGATACGCATCATCAAACACATTCATATCATCTTCTATCCCTCGTAATATATCTATTAAATCCTCTCCATTCTTATTCACAGACCAGAACTCATCTAATAAATCTTCTAAAATCTTTCTCTCTGTTATGTTCGGAGGTATCACTTCCCCACCACAATATGAACATTTCTCCACTTCTACTTTGAACTTCGCATGACAGTTTATACACTTCCTTACAAACCTCGACTCTACCCCTATCCCACTCCTGAACATCTCTACATGCAACGCATTTATTATCGTCGATAACACATCACTCGTTCTCGATAACTCCCTCAACTGCTGTGCCGAAAACGGCGATGTCGGTATCTTCTCCACATCCCCTACTCTCTGCCCTAACGGTAAAACAGGTCTTATCCCCTCTATCTCTCTCTCTTCCGACTTCCTAAATATCTTCTTTATAAACTCAAACATGTTTATTACCGGAGGTAATATTCTACTCCCACCTTTATATATTTTTTCTCCCCACCCCCCTTCCTTCTTCTCTCTCTTCCCTTCCCTTTATATCCTATCCTTTCTTTTTTATTTTCTATCCCCATCACCACTAGTTTCCTCGATATCCTAATAATAAGTATTTCTCCACTAGTTACTTCGATATCTTAAAATATTATACCACTAGTTACCTCGATATTATTATAAAAGTATTTCTCCACTAGTCACCTCGATATCCTATAGAATATCATTAGTTTCTTCAATATCTTTAAAAATAAAATAAATATTATTTTTTTAATGTTTTTTTTAATTTTTTTAATAAGTAAATCCTAAATATCATTTAAAGAACAAAGAAATAAAAAAATATTTATTTAATAAATATTTTTTTAAAAAGAAAAAGAAAGATACACCCCTAAAATTCTAAAATACTCCCCAATCAGAAAAGAACTATCCCATCCCCATGTCAAATGCTATACATAAACACGACCCATGATAACATAAACCCCAAAAAAATTATATACTTTCATAGAACGCACAGAAAAGGGGTTTCCTGGCGTTCGAAGGTTGGGATGGGTAATTATAAGGGGTAAGTCTTTCGACTGCGTTTTTCAAGGCGTAACATGGGGTTTATTTTTGTTTTTGGATGGGAGGATAAGGATGTGGGGGACAGAGGAAGGGTAAGGGGATATATCGATAGATACAGAGGGGATAGGGATAGAGATAGAGGGGGGTAATGTCTTGTATCATATATTAC